GGCACCCGCTAATGGCGCTGCTATTAGGATTTACCGTGAGACTGACGATAGCAACCTACAGGCTACGTTCTATCCAGGTTCTGCCATTCGGTCTAGTGACCTGAATGATAACTTTACGCAGAACCTGTACGTAACCCAGGAAGCGAATAACGTCTCTGCTGCTGCTACTACAACGGCTAACACGGCACTGACTAACTCGAACACTGCTATCAGCACGGCCAACAGCGCAGTTAGCACAGCCAACACAGCTTCCAGTAACGCCAGCGCAGCTGTGTCTACGGCAAACACCGCTAGCAGCAATGCAAGCGCTGCGGTGTCCACGGCTAATACAGCAAACACCAACTCAGCAGCCGCTGTTTCCACGGCAAACGCAGCATCCAGTACCGCCAACAGTGCTGCTGCTAATGCGGCTACTGCTATTGCAACTGCCAATAGTGCTGTGTCTACGGCGAACGCTGCAACGGCTACAGCAAACACAGCCTCTACTAATGCAAGCACTGCAGTCTCAACGGCAAACGCTGCTTCCACCGCAGCAAATAATGCAGTAACAACAGCCAATAGTGCTGTTACTACAGCTGGCAATGCGGTGACTACAGCCAACAGTGCTGTGTCTACGGCTAACTCGGCTACATCTACTGCCAACAGTGCATTGAGTGCTGCTAATGCTGCCTCCTCTGCTGTAGCTAACGCAATTCTCTATGACCTTGTTGCAAACGTTGCTGCGATCCCAGCCTCTCCTGCAAACAACAAAGCCGTAGAAATTGTTGATTCTACCGGCATTGAAAACTTCACACCACTTGCTAATAAACCGGCTGGCTTTACCGGTAGCAGCGGATTGAGTGTCCGTATTGTCTATACGACTACTGGGAACACCTGGAATTGGATTCAATACTTTCCTAATGATCCTGAGACTCGTTATCTGAAGTTCTCTGGTGGCACACTCACTGGGCAGCTTAGGGGTGATGACAGCACATCTGCCTCTACACCTGGCTTTGCCTTTGACGGTGATCCCAACACTGGGATGGGTCGTCCTGGTGCTGATGAGTTGGCATTGATTACTGGTGGCACAGCACGCCTAACGATTGACTCTGGTGGTGCTATTTCTATCGGCAATAGTCTGACGGTTGGTGGACAGACAGCTGTCGTCACTAATGACTCCAGGTTGACAGACACCAGGACACCTAGTGATGGTTCTGTCACAGATGCAAAGGTTGCTGCTAATGCTGGAATCGCTCCATCCAAGATTGCTGGCACTGCAGTCGTTAATAACGATGCACGTTTGACTGATAACCGTACACCTATTAACGGGTCGGTTACTGAAGCGAAACTCAGCGCTGGTGCTGCACAAGCAGGTCAAGTTCTTACATCCGATGGATCTGGCAATCTCTCTTGGGGAGCTGCTGGTGGATACCGTTGGGCAACTTCACTTAAGTTCTAACAATCATGTCTGATCAAATTGATACCCTATACCAACAAACAGGCCTAAACCAGACCCAGCTGACTACCGGCGTCACTCTCTGTACTGCTGGTGCCAACGAAACCATCACCGTTCGTGATATTCAGATTGAGAACCCAGGTAGGACGCTTGATCTCAGAATTGGTAACACGATTATTGCAACCAATACCGGATCTACCAGCTATGCAGGTACTGAGTATTTAGGCCCTGGCCAATCCCTTGTTCTTCAGTATCGTGCAGGTACTTACCCGCCTGCGGCTCAGACTGCACCAAACGTGTATTGTAATACGTTTGACTTTGTAAATAGTCAGGGTCGCGCTACTTATTACTACAACGACGCTAACCGCAACCCAAACACAGCCTTACTTTGGAGCAATAGCAGCACGTACTACGGAAGATTTGCTATTGATGCCACAGATTGGAAAGATACTAATTTTCCAAGCTATAACAACTCATGGTCTTTGTGGGTCCCTCAATCCTTCTCCAACCACTACATACAGCAAAATAGTAACTGGCTGTACAGGTATCCTGGGGCAATGAGTTCATCTCAGACCAACACTCAGATTAGTTACACTACCACTTGGAATGCGAGCGCTGGTGCAGTTATGGGTGCCTGCGCATATGATGGTTCCCGTTATATCTATGGTCTCTCTAACGTTTCCTATACCAACGATTCCGATAACCTCTGGGGTTACTACCTGAAGCTTGACACCACGAACAATAGCCTTCAGCAAATTCCTTTCCAGGCAGCAAACTTCGATAACGACTTCTACGACTGGAGTTTTGTACGTGGTTCTAATTCTTCCAGTAGTCTTAATAAGAAGCGGTCAGCTATCCACAACACCAGCTCGCGATTTAATGGACAGTTTCTCGACGGCTACTATTTGGTGCAACCAAACTACCAGCATCCGTTTATCTTAATCAACACGACTACTAATACATTCCGTAGTCTGGGCTTTGGTAAATATCTTGCTTGGCGCGTCTACGGATTTGACAGCTACCATGTTGGGTCAACGTATTTCGCCAAGTCAGCCAGTGGAGATTACATCGTTACTCAGGTCACCAACGATGACGGCTATCAAACAAGTACTGTACCTCGATACAATACCTGGGACTGGTGGAATATTGGGCCTGATCTAACTCAGCCAAAAGTCATTAATAGTGGTTCATTTAGGCAGAGGTATGATGACGACTATAACTATATTCACATCCAAACCCAAGGTACCCGAGATCCTTACAACCCATCATATTACTACGTGAGTAGCCTTGGTAATTACCAGAGCTCCACGGGAGATATTAACATTGCAAGGAATTCCAACAATCTCACCATCATTGACTACACCTATGGCTACCCGATCTTACGCTATATCAGGTGTATGAATGCTGTTGGATTTGGTAATCGGGAAGACCAATATAGCGCAAATGGTGGCTATATCATCCCGTCACTTACTAACTACTCCTGGACAGCACCAGCTGCCCCTGCATTTGGCACTGTAGATGTTCGTGTTGCAGGTATTCGTTCTTCTATCTAATAACTATTATGTTGATCGAAAATCGCCCCTCCCTTTCTGCTGATCAGGTTGAAGTGCTTGGTTCTTCAATTCGTGATGTACTGATGCAGCTTGGTGAGATGAAAGAAATTGTACGCAGTAATCAGGCTGTGGTGGAAGGTCTCCTTGACGTGCAACGTCAGCAGCTCTTGAACCAAACCACAACCACTACGGTTACGCCTGATCCTACCCCTGCTGAACCCAATCCTACTGTCTAAGGTGTCCACTAATGATCACTATTCTCGGCATCAAAGTGTCCTATGAGGCACTTGCTTTTCTTGCTCTTTTCCTTGGCTCCGAGATCGTCGGTGCTTCCAAGCTCAAAGAGAACAGTATTGTTCAACTCATCCTTAGCGGTATCAACGCTCTGAAGCCGCTGCGTAAGGAAGACGATCAGATCCAACGCATTAAGGATACATTCAAATGAGTATCAAGCTCCTTGACGTTATTCGTAACTACAAGGGGCTACCTCATCAAAAGCAAGCCATTGAGGCCCTAGAGCGTCTTCTAGGGTCTTATGGTTTGTCGGATGAGGCGGAGTGGGTAAAGCTCTGGCGTCTACCTACTCCTGTAGCTCCTCAACAATTTACTAATACCTGGGAAGGTATTGAAGCTGCTGCTCGTGCTGCTGGTGCAAAGTTCCCAGAAGTTGTCGCTGCACAATGGGCACTAGAGAGTGCATTTGGTACTGCTCTATCTGGTAAGAATAACTTCTTCGGTATCAAGGGTACAGGCACTGTTAAGACTACCTGGGAGGACTATGGCAATGGTCCTGTCACCATCAAAGCCTCCTTTAAGGACTTTGCTACACCGTACGACTGCGTTGAGCATCTTGTCGAGCAGTGGTACAAAGATTACAAAGGTTATAAAGGAGTCAACCGAGCTTCTACCCGTGAGGACTGTGCATACCTTCTAAAGCGTGAAGGCTATGCCACTGACCCTATCTACCCACAGAAACTAATTCGGTTGATGGAGCAGCATGATTGAAGCCGTCATTACGGGAGTCATTTCTCTCGTTCTTGGCGTTGGCGGAGGAGTGATGACTCTCAGTTCACGGACTAACTCACGTATGGATCTTATTGATAAACGTATTGACCAAATGGAATTACGTCTAGCAGAGAAATACGTCCCAAGACAAGAACTCGCCAATGCTCTCCAGAAGATGGAGGATCACATGATCCGTATCGAAAACAAACTAGATCAGATCGTATTGAGAAATGGCTAGCAAGAAAGCCAGTGAGGACATGTTCAATGAGCTCCATAATATGGTGACTCAAGAACTCCTTAACCGTATTAAATCTGGGGAAGCATCAACTGCTGACCTAAAGGCAGCTTGTGATTGGTTAGCCAAGAATGACATCAGTGGTGTTGCCTATGACGGCAACCCATTGGACAAGCTTGCCACTGTTCTACCCAAGGTAGATCCAGAACTTGTTCAGAAGAGGTTGTATGGCAAGTCGCACATCTAATTACTACAAGAGCAACCCAACAGCTAAAGCCAAAAGGCTGAAGCAACAGGCTGAATACAACAAGACCAAAGAAGGTCTCAAGATTCGTAGTGCAGCTAACAAGCTCAACAGGAAGCTTGGTACCTACGGTAATGGGGACGGAATGGATGCCAGTCACACTGGTCCTAATAAAGGAAAACTAGAGTCCCCTAAGGCGAACCGTACACGTCCGCGTAAGGGAAAGAAGTATGCCTAATCCACTAGGAATTCTTACCAATACAACTGCGCGTGACAGTCTAATTAAAGCCTTTGAGGGGTTTGAGCCAAGAGCGTATCCGAGGCCTGAGGGTGGTGGTTTTGCGTATGGCTATGGATTTAATTTCGATACCTCTGGAAGGGATGTATCCCCTCAGGCAACCATCACCAGACAACAGGCTGATCCGCTTCTGAAAGTGAAAGTAGATCAACATGCATCGCAGGTTAGGAGGGACCCTGGTTATCAGAAGCTATCCCCTAATGCGCAAGCAGCTGTTGAATCTTTTGCCTTCAATGCTGGTCCCAACTTCTTTGGTGCTTCTAACTTCCAGACACTGACTGATGCTATTAGGTCTGGTAACGACAAGAAGGTAGCTGAAGCCCTCAAGCTTTATACCAATGGTGGTGTGCCTGGTCTTGTACGACGCCGTGAAGCTGAGGCAAGGCTAGCTACTACCCCATACATGTCTCCTAAGAACAGCACCCTTGCTAATGACCGCACCCGTAAGGACGGGACAAAAGCAGTCAAACAGGGGAAACCTGTTACCTGGGATGCTGCATCTAAAACATGGAAACCAGCAATGACCATCCGGTGATATGACCCCGTTGCTGCCCAGTCCTGATCACTACATATACAACCTAATAACAATGACAAGCCCTGAAGCAAAGCGTATGTGGAGACGCGCTATTAAAGAGCACTTCAATTGTCAATGTGTTTATTGTGGAGAAACTTATGAATTACATGAACTTACTCTGGATCACGTTCGCCCTAAGTGCTTTGGTGGCGAAGACCTTACTTCAAACCTCGTACCCAGCTGTCGTCAGTGTAATCAGGACAAAGGAAGCAACAATTGGCTCCAATGGATGAGAGCCACATTTGGCATTACTCCTAGAGAGCAACTCATACTGTCTCATATTAAATAACCATGATTGGACCAAAGAAAAGGTCGTATCTCAGTGAACCTAGTTTTGGCAAGGCTAGAGAGTTCAACACCTCAAAGATGACTCAAAACAAAGGTACGACAGACAAACCTAATCCGTCAGCTGAGCGAGACACGCCCACCATGCCTACCAAGGTTGAACGTAGGAGTGTTCGTGAATCTCTGAACGATCTAAAGGCCATGGGTACTGGATCACAGAATTATAAAGATACGGCTCAGAAAGCAAAGGAAGATACTCTCAAGCGCCTTGCTGATCAGCGAAAGCAGAGAGAAGAGAGCCGTTCTAGATCAGGTCGAGAGAGGGGCAACACCCGTGGTATGGACCGCTATATGGCGGAACGTGACCGGAAGGATAAAGGCGAATCCCGAGTGATTGGGTAGGACCTGTCCATAAACGTATTTGAAGGCCGCTCTGAAAGGGGCGGCTTTTTTTTTTGTGTTTACAGATAGATGCCGCAAAGAGAAATGCCCCCGGCAAGGAGGCAACATAGGCAATTATTAGAATTACAAAAAGCCGGCGTATTTACTACTGAAGATCCTCAGGGAAAGATTAACGTTTTTAATGAATATCAACGGTACGGGTTGTTTCCTCCTCAGTTTTCTGATGCATCTGAGATGCAGCTTGCAGTCAAAGATTTAATCAAGGGAGGCCTGAGCAAGAAGGAGGCAATGAATGCTCTGGATATTCAGGTTGATGTGTTTGAATCTAATGGTAACATCAAAGGTCGCATCTTCAGGGATCGCATGTCTCCTGGACTTGAAGATGCTGTTGATTCCAGAATAGGGCAAGGCACTGCCCAGCAACTATCTGCACTTGAACGTAAGTACTGGAACGCAGGAGTTGCTGAAAACCGTATGATTGCTCCAACTCTCGGTATGGCTGTTAACGAAGGGCATATCGACACTTCGGCTAGTGGAGCACCAGCAAGCAATAGAGCCGCTGGTCTTGAGTCGGCTGTGATCAATCAGATGAACGGCAGGAGTGCTGAAAACCCATCACGTCCAGTATCAAACTTTGAAAGAGAAAATACTGGTGTTGCTAACACTAAGATATCCGGTCTCTATGAGGCTGCATTGCAGCAGTCTGGTTTACCTGCTAGATCCGGCACTGAACGCCTGCTTAATCCTTATGTGAGCGGATTGCTTGGTAGCGATCAGCAGACCAGATATATTCCAAAAGAGCAGCTAGAAACCTTCAATCGTACATTCCAAGATCTTGCTGAGCAGCAATTAAACGAAGTTGCAATGTACGACCACGTAAAAGCTGGTGGTGCTACCGATTCCAAGAGCTTGGCTAGAGCCGGACTTGAACAACGTGCAGTCTCTACATTTGCATCTGAACCCACCAATAAAGCGCCGGTTACGATTGTACGTATGCCTTTGTTTCCAGAGGTGTCCAGAACAAAAGGGCCAGAGATTGATCTGCCTACACCACATATTGCTTCAAAACTAACTACAGGTGGATTACTTAGCGGAGCTGCATTGGGTCTTCTTATGGGTGAGTCTCCGGCTCAAGCAATAGCGGGAAATATTCCGATTCTTTCAGATATCGAATCTGACAATAATGGCATGGCTGAACGTGCTGGAAACTTCTTTGTCGACCCGCGCACCAATAGACTTATGCCAACCAGTAAAGATCAAGTTGGCAAAGGCCTAGCTTATTTGAACGGAAAAGCTGTAGCGGTGCCTTACGGATCCGTTGCTGGTACAAAGTCAAATGGAGAGCTCTTCAAAGAGGCAGCACAACAGATTACTGATGTCAACTCCAGACGACTAAAGAAAGCCACTAATGCCGTAGCACCTTTTGCACAGAAGGCTACCAGATTCATACCAAAGCCAATAGTTCCATTGCAGCCATTGGTTGATGCATATCGGGGATTTAACAGAATTATTTCTAATATAGTACGGGACTAATGCCACAGCAAAAACATGACGATTTTACAATCGTAGACCTACTTAAACTCCTAAAGCTTAAGTACATTGACGGCCAAGGTGCCAATGATCGTGTGCAGTCACGGTTTGGTTTTTTACCAACCAAGAATGCAGCGACAAACTTTGGAGCATTGATGAGCAACTCCCCTGTTGATAAATCAATGCTGATTCGCAAGGGAGATCCAGCTGACCAGCTTCGTCAGATGACTAGAAGTATTGGTCAGATCGAACGAATCAACAATGTGTATATCCCATCACGAGTAAAGCTCGCTGATTGATGCCTGTATGCCCCTAGAAGACGCTTCTGGGGGTTTTCCAATACATATCCCTATATGGACACTTTAACCGCCCTTAAAGACGATTTCAAGATCTTCCTTCAAGCATTGTGGGGACAGCTAGATCTTCCCTCCCCGACACGAGCACAGTACGCCATTGCTGATTACCTGCAGCATGGTCCTAAGCGTCTACAGATCCAAGCTTTCCGAGGAGTCGGTAAATCGTGGATCACTGGTGCCTTTGTGCTTTGGACGCTCTTCAATGATCCAGAGAAGAAGATCATGATCATCTCGGCTTCCAAGGAGCGGGCAGACAACATGTCCATCTTCCTGCAGAAGCTAATTATTGAGACACCTTGGCTGGTTCACTTACGACCCAAGAGTGATGACAGTCGTTGGAGTCGTATCTCCTTTGACGTGAACTGCAGTCCCCACCAGGCCCCCTCTGTGAAGTCCGTAGGTATCACAGGTCAGCTGACTGGTTCTCGTGCAGACCTAATGATTCTGGACGACATTGAGGTTCCAGGCAACAGCATGACAGAGCTCATGCGAGAGAAGCTTTTGCAGCTTTGTACAGAAGCAGAGTCCATCCTTACGCCAAAGAAGGACTCGCGCATTATGTACCTTGGCACTCCACAGACAACCTTCACTGTCTACCGCAAGCTAGCCGAACGTAACTACCGCCCCTTTGTCTGGCCATCTCGTTATCCACGTAAGGACAAGCTCTCTCAATACGAAGGTCTCCTTGCTCCACAGATCGTGGAAGACATTGAGATGGGAGTTGAGGAGTGGTCTCCTACCGACTCAGATCGCTTCTCCAGTGATGATCTGCTGGAACGGGAAGCAGCTATGGGTCGTAGCAACTTCATGTTGCAGTTTCAACTCGACACAACACTGAGCGAT